ATCCTCGGCATAGACCGGGCTGGAGGAGTGGGAATCCACCGCGACCTTGAGGTCATCCGGCATGAGTGACAATAGGAATTCCAGCGGCTTGCCACCGACCGTTTCCTTCATCACCTCGGCGTCACGGACCTGCATGGTGCGGAAGATGAACTCGCCCCACTCGGCGCATTGGCGTTCCACCAGGAGCGCGCGGTCACGCATGCGGGGGGAAGAATTCCGAGCAAGCATCGCGGCTTGCTGTTGCGACCTGACGCCTTGTTCGCCCTGACCCTGCATGATCGGGGTGAATCCAGCAACATCATCAAACATGTTCAAGGTCTTGTCGAACATCTGGAAGAACTGCTCGGGGATCTCCGGGGCGTGGTCGGTCATCTTGGCGTTGGGGTTTTCCTCCGAGACAAAGCCGCGCGGACGGTTGAAGGCTTTGTATTTCTCTAGGTTCAGCCCGGCGAAGCCGGTGGCGCTTCTCGGAGGATCAGCCTTCAAGCGGCGAAGGCGGGTCAACGCTCTCACTTGGTCGTTGAGATCATCCTGCAGCCGGTAGATCGATGCGATCTCCGACATACCCCAGAAGTAGCCCTGCACCTCGTTGGGCGAGACCTTGGTGAAGGGGTGGAAGCCCTTCATTTCCGAGTTCTTGCCGGTGAAGTCGTTCAATCCGCAGAGGTTTCTGCGGCGGTCCTTGCCTTCGATGATGATGTTGGGGCGGATGCGGCGGATGGTGGTGTAGTCTTGGCGCTTACTGTCCTGGACCCATAGTTCATCCAGCCGGACCAGCGATGCCGCCACCTTTGAATCCAGGATCGGGGTGGGCACGCCGACGATGCCGACCATTCCGGACCCGGCGGAGGTAGTGGTGGAAACTGGCTGGGTGCCGCCCACCACGATCTGGTGGAAGTAGTCTTCATCGAACTGGTCTTGGGTTTTCTCGGAGGCCGTGGATTTGACCTCCTTCATTATACTTTCGCGCTCCGGGTGTTCCCAGATGGTACGCTCGAACGCGGTAGGGGTCATATAGGTGGAGTGGACGAAGGCTTCCTGGCGGTCCAAATCCTCAAGCGACTCGTCCAGAACCCCGAAGAATTGCGGGCGGATCACCCAGCCCTCGGGGCCGTCATGGCCCTGGATGGCTTTGAGGATATTGCAGCCGTCGATCAGCGAGCCGTTGACTGCGGCGGCGAAGTTCAGATCAAGGTTCTTCTGGTGGAAGGTGCGGTTCAGCTTGCGGGCTGCGGCATTTCCCATGCTTTCGACTTCCTCGCCCTCGGATTCGTCGAATTCGATATGGAAACGCACATCCGTGGGCGAGTAGAGGAAGGCGCCGAGGCGCTCGACGTGGGGGTAGCAGCGGTTATAGACGGCGACGGTGCCCTCGCCGGTGCCGGTATAGTAGTAGGACCGCCACATCTTGATGGAACTGCGCCGGTCCTCCTGGGAGACCAGGCATTCCTGGATGATCTCGTCCACCCAATCGTCGAACTTTTTGCCCTCTGGTATCTTGAGCACTACCCCCCTCACTTCCGGGCGGGATTGACGAATACGTCAGAGGCTTCGATACGCATCATTTGCTGCGGGGTGGGGACCTTGCCGGATTTAACTCCCTTGTGGAGGAGCGCCATTGGGTCGTAGCCCTGCGGGCCGACCTTGGACATGGCGATCATGGATTGTCCGGTCATCGAGGACATCTGGGATGATTGGCCGGCGTTGCCGCCCCAGAACTGGGCCATTTTGGCAGGATCGCCCTGCAATGCCCTGTTCTGCTCGATCAATTCCCGCGTCACCATCTCGGTTTCCACCTTGGTTTCGTGGTGCGGGATGATGGCGTTCTCGCCCGGTTTCGCATTATCGCGGAAGTTGGAGAACCCGTAGTCCTCCTCCATGATCTTCTGGGTGAGATCAGCGGCCTTCGAGGCGTGCGAGCCGCCGATGGCGATGGATTGCGGGCGCCATTCCAGCACAGCGTCGCAGGCGGGATTGGGGCAGGCGGGGTCAGGGTCGGCGGATTCCCCGGTCCAGGAGAAGTATTGCTCGCAGTTATTGCACTGGTAGGTGCGGCGGATCATTTGACGAACCAGCCGCCGGAGCCGGCGTTGATCGGCCATAGCGTGATGCCGCCGTAGGCGGCGGCGAGGTTGATGCTGGTCAGGCCCATGATGAGTTGCGAGCCGGCACGGTTGATGGTGACGTTGGGGGTTCCGGCGATGTCGGCCACCGAGATCGGAACCCCGGATCTCTGGGTGGAATCGGGCAGGTTGAGGATGACGGCACCGGTCGTATTGATCAGGAAATCAGTGTAGTTGTTCTGCAGGATGGTGGTGGTTCCCCCCGAGGCTATGATGGTCTGGGTCTTGCCCCAGGCGAACGAGGCCAGCGGGATTTGAAACGAGTGCGAGCCGCCCTGAGAGATTTCGGCGAGTTCGCCCCCGGTCGGGACGTTGTTGAACTGGTCGAGGTCGGTAATGCGGTAGGGGGTCGGCATCAGCTTGGCGGTGCATCGATGTGGCGGTAGGCCCCGAAGGCCTGTCCTGAAGGACTATCAATAACACGAAACCCGCCGTTGTCGGTAGTGCGGGAGGTGTTGGGGACGCCGCCGCCCCACTCGCGTCTACCTCGTGTGGTCATATGCAGGTTCATGCCGTGGGCTTCGGCGTCGCCGACCCACTTGCGCATTTGCGGCGACCACAGTTCACTCATCGGTGCCGGCCCAAGCCCTATCCTCCTCTGCCGCAGCTCTTTTTTCCTGCTGCTGGGCGAAGAAACTATCGACTACGCGGGCGATCATGGAGGCGGCCGGGCGTTCCTTGTCGTTCTTCTCGTCCTCCGAGACCTTATCATAGGTTTGCGCAGTAGAGATCATTCCCGCTCTGACCCAGGTGATCCAGGCGTGGACGGCAAGGGCGGAGGCGAACACGCGGTCGTCGTGGGCGCGGCCTTCGGCTCTTATTTCCGAGCCTTCCTGGACCACGCGCTCCATTTCCTCCAGCAGCGGGATAGAAAAGACATCCAAGTGGTTGACGGCATAGGTATCCCTCAACTCGTTCATGATCTGCAGTTTGTTGTCCTGGTTGGTTTTCCAGTTGTAGATGTATCCCGCACCCATAGAATCGGGGCGGTGATATAGGAACCATCGGACCGACGAAAAGATATCGTCCAGTGCGCCGGAATTAGTGCTGAGGCCGGGAAGCATTCGCATATCAAGGAGTTGTCTAAGATGTCGCAGCTCGTCCATGACTGCGAAACCGGGGCCGGAAACTTCCAGATTGATGATGACATTGCGGTAAGCTCCGGCGAGGTGGGCCATGACCCAGGCGGCCTGGTAGGTTTCCGGGATGCCGGTGGCGAACTCGGCGACCTGCACCACCCGATCGGCGTAACACCGGAACACTTCAATCGCGTGGCGATCCTTGTCTTCTCTGCCGTAGGCGGTATCGACGCCCATGACATAGACCCCGTTAGCGTGAGGCTCCTCCCAGACCCGAAGATCGGCATTGTGGCTGGTATCGACGTGCTCCAGCTCCGTGGCATCGAATCTACTTCCGATATGATAGCGGTAGGCTTTGAGCGGGACTGATTCCTCGTGGATGAAGCGGATGTTCTGGGTGACGCGGCGCAGCGGGAAGAACGAGCGGCCCGTCATGATAAAGGCTTCGGATGAGGTGGACGGATAATTCTGGCGCATGAGATCCGAGTCGAGGATCTCGACGGTTCCAGGCCCATGGCTCCTGCGTTATCCGGTAGTTGGATTCCGCCTCGACTTGGGCGGCGATTTCCTTTTCTTCCTCGGTTTCCGCGCCGTCCCACCAGCGGTCATATTCCGGCGAGCTTTCGGAGAATGAGTAATCCTCCTTAAGAAACCATCCAAGGAAGAAGAGTTTTTGTGTGGTAGCGTCCTGCTCTGCTCCCCCACACATATCGTACCATTCATTACCGAACCCGCGAGCGGTGGACTCCCAGATATAAAGGCGATGTGGGTGTTTCTGTGCGAGCGAAGCTTTGAGGTTTGCAATATCCGCTTCAGTTGAGCCCCAGTTAGAGACTTCCGTTGCATGAATAAAATTGAGGGCGCGTGATGTGCCAAGGGAGCCTTTCTTTCCTCGCGTGCCGGCGACCAGGTAATCGATCACCGAGCCGTTCATGAGAACGAGATTGTTACGGTTATGTTGTTTGATGCCAACCCGCAGCGATCTAGGTAGGGAAGCAATGTATTGCTCCAGAAGGATTCTAAATTTATCTCGGTTACCGTCTGTGTCGGTAATGATGGCACCTTGCAGCTTATCGTGAACCGAGGCCCAGAACACGTCGAGGGCAAGCGAGATAGTTGAAATTCCAAGTTGCCTCGACTTGAGAGCATAGAAGTTTCGCACTCCTCGATCCAATCCTTCGGCGATTTCTTCAAGGAACCGATATTGCGCTTCATAGAGGACATCCAATAGAGGGACGGGCTTATCGGCATCGAGTTCCTTGGACGAGATGGTCATGCCGCCGATGAATTCGAGGAAGCATTCCATCCATTGCGGGTTAGCCATTTTTGCACTTCGGGCATTTGCACAGCAGCAGATGCAGGCTTGACTTCACTTCCCAGCCGGTTTTCTCCAGGTCATCCTTGATGAAGGATGGAGTGACGTTATCCCTTATCAGGATTGGCTGGGATTGCACGCCGCACTCCGAGCAGACTGCGAAGGTGAACTTCATGCCTTGACGAGGATGCTCATTGGCAGGATGGCGTATTGCGGCCCCCGGTTGGCGTCGAACCAGAAGCACCGGCATTGCACGATGGTTCCGTTAAGGTCGATGTCCACCACCACCATGATGACCGGCATCCGGTCGATCTGGACTCTATCGCCGATCTTGAACATCGCCGCCTCTTGGTTGGAGGGTTACCTGAAGCGTTCAGCCGTGGCTGGGGTTGGGCCACAGGTAGATCATCTGCCCGAGGTTGAGGAACATGGTCGGCGTTGCCCGCATGGCGGGGGGCGTATCCATCGGGGCATCGACATCCTTGGGGTGGCGCTCGAAGTATTCGGCGGGGCTTGCGGCACGAAGGTATTGCGGATGGTTACGCAGTCCCTTGAGCGCCACCGAGACGATCTCGTGGCCCGCGATATGGTCCTTCAGTGAGATCTTCCACTGGCCTGGTTGGATGGGTTTCTCAATCGTCTTCATCGAGGTATCCGGCGATGGCTTGCGGGCGGTCGTCCTTCATCTGCACCAGGGGCACCGGCCGCCACTCGAAGGTTCCCATGTTGGTGACCCACATCTGGTGCAGCACTTCCTTCTTGTCGTTGGACAGAAGAAATCCGAACATGAGCGTGGGGTAGAAGTCTTCGGGCATCACATCACGCCTTCGATGAAGGCGGCGGCGGCTTGCGGGACGATCGCGTTGCCGTAGGCGCGCAGGCGTCCCACTCGGCCGGGTATCCCATGAGCCAGCGGGAATGTGCCGGGTTCAACTGGCCGCGCTTTTCCGTCTGTGCAGGGGAGCCAGTCGCAATCGTGCCCAGGGCTTGCCGCCCCAGCAGTGCATTGACCGGCGTGTTCTCCAGTGTCGAGGCGCCGTCCTTGTGATCCCGGCTTGTCGGCGTTGCCCAACTCGCCAGCGCCGCACAGGCTGGTAATCGGTCTATTCCCTGCGATGGGCCGCCCTTTGGGCCGTCCTGCTGACATGGAGTCGGCCAACTCGTTAGCTGGGCGCAATGTGACAGAGCGCCCTGCGATGTTTCGCCGATCTTTACTCCCTTCGCCCTCGCTTTGCGGCGGCGCGCATTGTGCATTTCCAGCGTGCCGCCCGGCTCTTGCGCCGCTGGAGTCGGCCACGAACCACAATCGCTGTCTGATATGCGGCGCGCCGACGCCACAAGCTGGCAGTACGGTCGCCCCGCAGGCGTAGCCTTCGCCCTCCAGATCAGCGAAAACAGCGTCGAGCCAGCCCCATCCAACAGCCGCCTCAACCTGCTCTCCAAGGATGATTGCAGGGCAGCACTCGGCGACGAGAGAAAACCACGCAGGCCACAGGTGGCGTCCGTCATCGGCCGCCTTACCTTTTCCGGCTGTGCTGAAGGGCTGGCAGGGGCAGGAGCCTGTCCAAACAGGTCTGTCATCGGGCCATCCGGCGAGTCGCAGCGCGTAAGACCAGCCGCCGATGCCGGCAAAGAAGTGGCATTGGGTGTAGCCCCGGAGATCGCCGGCTCGGACATCGAGAATGCTTCGCTCATCGACATCCCCCCTGGCGATGTGGCCGGCGGCAGTGAGGTTCCTGAGCCACTGCGCGGCATACGGGTCGTTCTCGTTGTAGTAGCTAGACATCGTAACCCTGGTCGCGGCAGGCGGCCCGGCTCAAAGTGATCTTCTCGTCCGAGGTCAATGCCAAGGTATCGGCGATCCGTTCCAACTGCACCGCGGGAACGCTGCGGATGCCGTTGGCGATCTGGGACAGGAACTGCTTGGACAACCGATACCCCCTTCGCTCCATGGCCTTGGCGAGATGCGAGCGGTTGGTCTGCCGCAGCACCAGGAGCTTGGCGAACTCCCTGGGGAACTCGTTCCTATTCACATCACGGCCTTCCTTCGCGAGCTTTGACATCGGGCGTCGGTGCCATGCGGGCGATCTCATCGATGCGCAGCGGGCGCCGGTAGTGGACGGCGACGGCCAACAAGCCAAAGTCTTTGGACATTTCCTCGGTCACCCATTCCTCATCCGTACCGACGCCGCGCATGATCTTGTCGCGCAGCGCTTCTGCTTTTCGCCACTTGGTCGGGCTCCAACGGAGCACCGGCACCGGCCCACCTTTTTCGTGGTAGGAAAGGCTCAACTGCCAAAGCGGTCGGCCACCGGCATAGCGTGTTCATTCCATTCCGATGTTGCACGTCAGCCCGGCGCTGATGCGGCGCTCGGGATACCAAAAGAATTTGCTCGTGATCTGCCGCTCGGGATTGAACACCGGGGCGGCGAGCGCGATGTCAACTGGCGTCATGGTAACCCCGCGGCTGGATCAGTTTAGGTATCCTTGGTAAAGCTTGTCTACCCCTTAATCCTTCTGAAAGCAAGCGCCGTTCAGATGGGGTCTACAGAGAAGATGCCACCGCTCCCTCTGAAACCTATTCCACGCCACCAGCTCATCCCTCCTTTCCCCCTCGTAGAGCTCGTCAAAGATGACCAGGGAACCCGATACGAACCTCTCCCTCAAGGCATTGAGCACATAGGCCGCCGAGGCATAGAGGTCGCAATCGATATGGACAATTTTGACTGGGGACAAATTTGTCCGCAGAAACCCCGGCAAGGTGTCAGAAAACAATCCATCCAGCAGAACCACATTCCCCGGCACCTCCGGCTTGGGGCAGGCAAACGTCCCCCTCCTCTGCTCCCCCCACGACTGCGGCAACCCCTGCCACCAGTCAAACCCGTAAACCGTCTCATTCGAAAACAACTCGGCAAACTCGGTAATCGACCCGCCCCCCGCCACCCCGAACTCCAGAATCAGCCCCTCAACCATCGGCCTCATCAGCTCAACCCACAGCCTTGGCACGGCGCCGCTCCCGATACCGCCGCATCCGCCTCGCTTGCCGCGCCCGCCGCGCCGCACAAACCGGACAATCCTTCCCCTGCTCCGCCAACTCCTTCAACCCCTCCACCGCCCGCTCAACACTGAACTTGCCCTCCCGCATCGCCCGCAAGTCATCATACCGTCCCATGTGTAGCCTCCTACATCCTTCCCATCGTGTAGCACGCTACAGATAGCCAAACAAGCACGTGTAGTCCCCTACATTTTATGGGGGTGGAGGGGGTTGGGGCGAAACATTTGCTCACCTCTCGACCCATCGATCCCCCGCGGCCTGGCGCCGCCGGCCGACACCGACTGACCGGAAATGGTGAGCTGGCACCTAGCACTGAGCTATAGCTAAGTGATTGATATATCAGAGACTTGATGTAGAGACTTACCGGTTAATGAGCACTATCAGGTCAGTAGCAAAAGCCTTACGCCAGGAGATTGTTTCACGTGAAACAGTCGGAGAGTCAAGCGAATGGTTTTCTCCGAACCCCCCTTCACCTAGTCACTAGACTAAGACTACAGGTTAAGGGATGAAGTGACGATATATAGATTGGGACTAGCAGGGAAGTATCACTATCAGGCTATTTCTCTAGACGGCGGGCTTGCTGGTCTCTTGAGCTTCGCTGACGGTCTCGGTGGCGGCTTTCCACTATCCCTGAGCCGGCACCGCGAGCACCTGGTCTCGATCGCCGCCGAGACATCATCCCGCTTCACCTTGCCAATCCCCTAATCGTTGTCGGCAAGACGCTGGCACCTCGCAGCGATCCGCCTTTGACCACGCCCGAGCTCGTCACGGCGTCCATTGCCGGCACGGCTCGCAAGCCCAGGTCTCCAGGATCCCGCCATACCACACCCGAGACAACACCGCGCGCCGGCCACAGCAATCGCAGTCCCCAACCGTCTCGGGGTCGTCGTCAACGCCGAAATTGAGCGCTTCGTCGGTATCCTGTGACATCGAAGCTACACTCCCACACTGCTTTACTATCCTATCATAAAATAACTCATCCTCCTAGCAACTAATCGCTTGACATACCCTTAAGGACGTGTCATGTATCGATGGTCGAACAAACCAATAGGGGAATGACATGATAATCCACGGAACCGCTAACTTCGTAAACTTCACAAAGGCTTGCGATTACTATCGTGATCAAGGCTACGATTACGACACGCCAGCCGAACTGGAGCTTGTCGTCAATACCAAGATCGACGAGGGCGAAATCAGCCTAGGCAAGCCCGATGTGCCAGTCGGCTGCAAATTGATCTTGATGGATCACGGCACCCGATACGGTATCGAAGACTGCTAATTCGAACAAACCAACCAATAGGGGAATGACAATGAATACCATCTATCTAGAACCCAGCAAGGTTCCGTCTCACCTGAGACAAGGCTACAACGGCAACAAGTTCAAGGCCGTTGTCTGCACCGATGTCACCATTCCTGCCGACGCGGGATTGTGGGGCGGCGGCTCTCGCGAGACCTATCACGTGATTGACCTCAATACTGGCCGCACCATCAACGCTCCGGGCCAGTATGCGGCACCTTGGGATTCATCCCGCCGCGAGCAAAAGGTCGAGCTCGTTCCATCAATCGCCATCGTGGAACATTCGATATTCTGCGGTAAGGATATGGGATTGACGTTCTACATTCATCCCGACAACGCCGCAAAGCTACTCCCGGCGCCGCAAGCGGAATTGTCGGCTCATGAGAAAATCGTCCTGAATGCCACTTGCTCGTTCAAGTCATCCTATGGAGGACGTGACCGCTACCAGATGGCGCAAGATAACTACCGTTATCGGCCTTGCGAAGGTGGCTATCCTTCCCGCGAGCAATGGGAAACCGCTAAAGCTTCTCTGATAGCCCAAGGTCTTTTGAACAAGGCCGGCGCCGTGACCCCGGCTGGCCGCAACGCCAACAATGGGGCGCGCTAATGCGCCCCACCATCGAATACCTCAATCGGCGCCGCGACGGCAAAGCGGCGTCGGGCGGGAAAACCTACTCCCGCTTGGTCAATCCCGTCGACTTGCGCGCCGCCGATCTCGGTAAGGACGCAATCGACAAGGCCCACGATACCATCATCGCCATCTTCGATGAATTCCGCTCGTTCATGCGGGAAAGCGATCGCAAGATCGCAGCCTCCCGCCTGAGCCCGGAATTCAATTCCGACGAAACCATACCGTTCTAATGGAGGGTGAAATGAGAACCTATACGACACTGATCTATACCGACGGCACCGAGAGGATTTTTGGTGTGTTCCACGGCCCCATGAAAGGCAAAGCTTTCAACGTCCATGAGGCTGATCTAGTCGCCAGATACCGCGTTGTCGGCAAGTTTCCCAGCAATGAATTCTATCGGGAATGCAGCCGCCGACATTCCACCGCAGAGGCGCCGCCGGTCTATTGGCAAGCGTAATTCCCCGCGGCCCTTAAGGCCGCCAACTAGGCCAGCGCCAATGCTGGCCTTCCTTTGCTATAATCAGCCATGCACACCGTCTGGATACCGTTCTGGCAATGGGATTCGTGGACCCCGCAGCAACGCGGTGAGGTAACAGCCTTCTACGAATCCCGGGGCCAAGCGTGGGCCATCGATCTCACCCGAGACCGGCCGCGTGACATCCAAGCCGATAAGGACGAATATCGCGAGGAGATGAGTATCGGCGGGAAACGCTACCGTGAATAATTGGCTGCAGCTCCTCCAGGGTCTCGGCATAGACCCGTCACAGTTCTTTACAAACGCCCTACAGCAGCACTTTGCCAGTCAGGGCCTCCCGGTGCCACCCGAGATAAATAACGCACTACGGGCCTCCACACCGGCCCCCACAGGCTCGGCAATGCAGGGGGATTTAGGGAACCTGCTCAATTCCCTTGGCCAAGCCCCTACCCCGGGACCACCCGGTAGCGCCATTGGAGCGATTCCAAATGTCCCATCTCCGGTTCCTCCGATCCCTGCCATGTCTGCTATGTCGGGATCAGAGCTCGGTGGAGGCGGCGCATCTGCGTATGGCGGACCCCCAGGTAGCAAAGCCGCCGGCGGGGCTGGGGCGTAAGCCGCAAGATTTCTATTGCGTCCCGCTCTGTGGCTATCACCACCGCCTGCAACACAAAGGTTCCGAAAGAATCTTCTGGGAATCCATCGGAATAGACCCGATAAAGATAGCTCTGGCTTTGTATGCCTTTAGCGAGGATTACTCACACTGTGTCGAGATAATCGAAGGCGTCGCCGCTCGTCTTCCAGCTCATTCGAATACCGAATAATCCCATAATTCTGCAGACACATCGAACATATTGATTTCTCAGTATCTTCTACGACCCCGAAATGGTCCTGATTCAACCCCCCGGTTGTCCACATCGTGCAAGCCGTATCTCTGCCTAGCCAGATGTGAGCCTTATGTTTAATTTTATTTGGATTAACAAGGTATTGCATGATTTACCTCCATTGGACTCGGTTCAGGGTTGCTGAAGGCATAGCTTGCCCTGTCCCAGAGCAAGCCATGCCCATTGGACTTCGGACGAGGGAAGATCGGACATAGGAACCTTCAGGAAGATCATCGACGGCGGTCGCTCGGTACCGTCACACAGTCCTGATTATTGCGGCGGGGAACCATCCGCTACCAAGGTTCTAGCAGCGGACTATCCGGGGGACGCAATGCACAGCGTTGCCCCCTCCTTTTCAGCGGTCCCGGCTCGGTCCTGTGTTCCGGCCTTCGGCGACTTGATGCTGAAACAAAGCAGTGGTATTTGCTTGTCTCAGGGCGGGGTTTCAGGGTCGCTCCTATGCCCGCTCTTTAGCCCCGCCGATGATCACCCTCTCGGCGGGGTTTCCTTTTTAGCCCGAGTCTGATATCAAGGCAACTGTTGCTATCCTAGCAGTAGCAGCATTAGTGCCCCTCTTGAAGGCCCCCGCCGTGCGGCGAACATGGCGGGGGTTTTATATTGTCACCTCGAACAACAATTTGTTTTGCAGCGGATGAGTGTCAACACGGGGCCGCGATGGACACGACCAAGTGCGACCTCGCACCTCGCCGATCAATCGCCAGCCGACTGCCGACAATGATGTCCCCGGCTCGCTGGCAAGGATGTAGGTCCCGATCCGCTTGAATCCCAAGGCAAACGAGGCCCGCGCACTTGCCCCATAGAGAAACGAGCAGGTATTGCGCGTCCCATCGGTGCAAAGCCGAGCCACCTCGGCAGTGACCCCGTCATTGCGCATCCGTGCTACTGGAGGGCCAACGATCGCCACCCCGACAATCTTGCCGTCCAATGCCGCGCCGATCGAGAAAAAATGGAACACGACGGGATTGTGATGCCGATGATGTTCCGACACGAAGGCATTTGCCTCGCCCAAGGTCAGCCGCTCGACGGTCATTTTCCCCATTTTCAGCCTATATTGCCTGCAGATGATACGGCTTCCTGCCCCCGCTGCCGGCATGAACCCGATAGCCGAGCGGCTTCAATTGTTTGTTAAGATGATAAACTATGACCCGGATGCTGCTCTTAGGCGATTCCGGGCCGCCGTCCGCAGTCGTGTAGATCTGGTCGACCAACTGCTGTGAATAAAGCCCGCCAGGATGCTCCGACAACAGGTTGACGATGCGGCGCTGTAGTGGCGTCAGATCGACATCGATCAGTGGCGGTAACGGTCTTTTGCAACACGGACAAAGCTTCATGGCTTGCGGTGCGGGCAATCGGCGCAGTAATACCCGCTATCCACATCGTTCTTCAGCCCGCTCAGGACGAGCTCGTATTTCTCTAAGCGGGCGGCAAACAGCACGTTGCTGGCTTTCCACTTGCCGCACATCCTGATCCCATGCAGGACCGTGGTGTGATCCCGCCCTCCCATCGCCCGGCCGATCAATGGCATAGTGGCCCCGGTATAGCGGTAGGCCAGGTAATAGGTGACAAAGCGGCCCCATAGCGCTGGCCGCGAGCGGTCGCGGCTGATGAGCCTCGCGTAGCCGATATCCTCGGCCCACGCCACCCAGCGAGCGATGGTGGTCACCTTGGCCGGCCACGGCGGTGGATTGTCTGCCGGTTCCCTCGGTCTTATCTCGGCAATGACAATGGGGACAGGAGGAATAATCTTCGGCGGAACAATCTTTGGAGGAACCTTGAACAGCCGCGAGTGAATTTCTTTGTACCGCGCACGGAGTTCCGCCTCGTAGGTCATTGCGCCCTCCCTTGCAATCTAATAAGATTGACATATCCTTAAGAGGAAAGGCAAGCGGGAAATGCTCACCGAGCAGGACGTGGATGACGCCCTGCACTGGCTGCAGGCCAACGCCGCCAAGGCCGCGCAAGCCCGAGCCGAGAAGATTTACTTGGAGGAATATTCCAAGAGTCTTAAATCCCTGATCATGAAGGAATATCATAACCACCAACTGTCGATCGCCGCGCAGGAGCGTGAGGCTTTGAGTGACGCCCGCTATATCGAGCACCTTGAGGGCTTGCGCGAGGCGGTCAGGCGTGACGCCGAGATGACATTCCGCCGAGCGTCCGCCGAAGCCCACATTCAGGCGTGGCAGACGTGGAGCGCCAACTTAAGGGGGAAGTTATGAAGGTTGCCATCAGCTCAGGTCATGGTCTCTACGTCCGCGGTGCCAAGGGATTGATCGACGAGGTCGACGAGGCGCGCTGGGTCGTTCCAGCCGTCGCCAGCGCCATGCAGGCGAGCGGCAACACCGTCGTCACCTTCAACGACGATGTCTCGACAACGCAAAGCCAAAATCTGAACACCATCGTCAACTGGCACAACGCGCAGGACCGCGACCTCGATGTCTCGGTACACTTCAACGCCTACATCCCGACCGATGGGGGCAGGGGCACCGAGACGCTCTACCTCACCCAGCACGCGCTCGCGACCAGAGTTACCAATGCCGTCGCCTCGGTCAGCGGCCTGATAAACCGCGGAGCAAAGAAACGCTCGGATCTATATTTCCTGAACGGCACCACCCGTCCAGCGATATTGCAGGAGCTTTGCTTCGTCGACGCCGCAGCCGATGTCGAGGACTACCAAGCGCACTTCGCCGAGATCTGCCTGTCGATCGCCGACGCGATTGCACTGCCGGCCGCCGAGGAGAAACCGATCGCTCAACTGCACACCGTCGGCAAGGTATCGTGGTTCGGTGGCCCAGCCGATACCGGCGTCTCGCCCAGCGAAGGACTCGCCTTCATCTACAAATACGAAACCAAACCTGCCATCTTCCTGCCGAAGCAGCCACCCGGCACCACCGGCCTGGCCCGGCGGCTCGATCCCGATACATATTTCCTCGCGCTGCGCTGGGACTACAGCCAGTTTTCCAAGACCCGGCTCGCCGGCAGCGAAGTGGCTTTGGTGAAGGCGCCCAAGACCGGCCGGGAGTTCACCGCAACTCCCGCCGATTGGGGACCGCATGTCAATACGGGGAGGGTCGCGGATATCTCGTTAGGATTGATGAATGCACTCGGCATCCAGACTGACGACCAGGTCGAGGTGACCTATCCATATTCACCGATGGTGGCCTAGCCTGCCTGCCATCTCATGCTGCATTCGATGGTGCCGTGCTTCGGAACGCAATGCGGGTGCGGCGGGTAGATCACAAAAAACACTATAAACCAAAGAGCAAAAACCAGTATAACCTGACCGAATATCTTCATATCGTTGACCCGCCATCGACGCACAGCGTCGCCCCCGTCATATAGGAGCTCGCGTCCGTCATCAGGAAGCCCAATGGTCCCTTCATCTCCTCGGGCCTGGCATTGCGCTTCATGTAGCAATCAGCCACCGCCTGTCCCTGCTCGATCGAGCCGGGACACAGGCAGTTGACCCTCACCCCCCACTCGCCCCACAGCGCCGCATAGTAGCGGGTCAACCCGATGATGCCATGCTTCACTACCGAATACGATGCCGGCTTGTACAGCGGAGCGTAGCGGTCAGGATCGGGCGCCTTGAAGCTAAGATCTGATCCGATATTGACCACCACGCCATGTGAGGCTTTCAGGCGATCGCTGAACGCCTGCATGGCGTGGGCGGCTATGCCCAAGCCAGCTTCAAGATCGTCGTACCAGCGGCTCAAAGGATGAGTCAGCGGCTTCTGGTTGCCGATCGCACAATTCACCAGCACGTCGCATCGCGTGTATTCGGCGATCTTCGCCAAAACACAAACATCAACATCGAAGTGATAGTTGGCACCCAGCGTCTTATCCACCGACAACGCCGTGCCGCCCAGCTCCCTGACCGTCTCGCAGGCGATCTTGCCGAGGAGGCCCTCGCCCCCGATCACCACCACCGTCTTGCCGTCAAGTCTGTGCATTGGAGTGCTTTGGGTTGGCACGGGCGGCTTTGGGTCAGTCCGGGCGGCTCGGGGATGGCGTGGTTTGGTACGGTGCGCCACACGATGGCGAGGCACGCTTTGCAACGCAGAGGCGAGGTTTGGACCGCTTCGGGCCGCGGTGGTCCGCGCTACGCAGCCTTCGACTTCTTGAACTCCACCTGCTTCTCGGTCCAGTGGATCACCTTGAACTGGCCATACCGGCCCTTCCGTGACGGTCGCATCACGCCGATGCCGATGGCCCGGCCG